GATGCTGATATAGATAAGAGAGGAACCTATGCTAGGGCTGGTACTACAGTTACTGTTACATCTACTTCACACGGTTTAAGTGTAGGTGATGATGTTATATGCGACTTCACTAGTGGTGCAGCAACTGACGGTTTTTACCAAGTAGCTAGCGTAGCTGATGCAAACACTTTTACTATTACTGATTCAGCATCAGGTACTATCTCTGCAGGTGAAACAGTTACTTTCCAACCCGCTTACTTTGGAGAAGGTGTCTGGGAAGAGATATGCGAGCCTGGTATAGATATTACTATTGATAAAGATACAATGCCACTAGAACTTAGAAGAGTACTTCCTGGTACGTTCTCTATAAATGGTGGTGGAAATACTTCCTACCCTAATGGTGCGTTCAGATTCGATTACCCTGATTGGGGTGTACGTGATGTAGGAGATGATATAACTAATCCTCCTCCTTCTTTCATTGGCTACCCTATTCAAAAGATGCAATTCTTTAGGAATAGAATAGCTTTACTTAGTGAAGAAAATGTTATCTTATCAAGAGTTAATGACTTCTATAATTTCTGGGTTAAAACTGCTATGGCTATTTCCAATGCAGACCCTATTGATTTACAGTCGAGCTCTACATACCCGACTAAACTTTTCGAAGCGCAAGAAGCTAACACAGGTTTAGTTTTATTTAGTGCTAATGAACAGTTTCTTTTGAGCTCAGGAGCAGAAGCTTTGCTTACTCCTGAAACTGCTAAGGTAACATATCTATCATCTTACTCATTTAATTCTGATACTAGCCCAGTATCCTTAGGTACAACTATTGGATTCTTGAATAGTACAGCTAAGAATGCTAGGTTCTATGAGATGGCTAATGTAAATGCTAGAGAAGAACCTCAAGTTGTAGAACAAAGTAAAATTGTAGGTGAGATATTCCCGACAAATACTACAATGGTAGCTGAATCAAATGAAAATGATTTGATTTTATTTGGTGTAGATAGTACTTTACATACTGCTTCAAATGAAGTGTGGGGTTATAAATATTATGAATCAGGTGATAAACGTGCACAGTCGGCATGGTTTAGATGGACATTACCTAATAATATTATTTTCCATACAATATTAGACGATGTATATTATGCTATATTAAATACAGGTAGTACTTATACCCTTGAAAAATTTGACATAAAATTGAAAGCGGATACAGATTTAATAGGTACTGAACCTGACGTTAATAGAGTATTTTTAGACACCAAAAAAAATGTCGCTACTGGGTCCCTTACTTATAACGATTCAACTGATGTAACAACATTTACATTAGGTGCAGGATACTACAGCTCTAGAACTTTAACCGCTTACTGTACACAACCTGGTAACTCAGCTGGTAGAACTTATGATATACCAGCAGCTAATATCACTGGATCAGCTCCTAATCAAACAGTAACCCTACCTGGTAACTGGAAGTATGAGAAACAAACTTTTGCACATACTGATGTTAATGTATCTACTGAGGCTATAACGTTAGCAAACCATAATTTAACAACTGGTGATGCTGTAGTTTATAAAGCACCTACTACTACAGGAGCATCTACTGTAACAGGGCTTACAGATGGTACCACATATTACGTAATTGTAGTCGATTCAACAACTATTAAACTTGCTACAAATTCAGCTAATGCAACTGCTGGTACAGCTGTTAATCTAACTGGCACAGGTTCAGGTACTAGTACTTTACAGGTACTTACAGGACTTGTGATTGGTTATGAATATGAATTTGAAGTAGAGTTTCCTAAGATATATATGACTAGAGCTGAGGGTGAGAAGATAAGAGCTGAGACCCGTGGTTCACTTGTACTACATAGGATGAACTTTGACTTCGGTGATGTAGGGGTTATTGACGTTACTCTCAAACGTAAAGGCCGTGATGATTATACCTATACAGTAGAATCATTAGAATGGGATAATGTTAAATCAAGTACAGCTAATATAGCCCCTAATTATCTACATACTATACCTGTATACGATAGAAATATAAATACAACTGTATTCTTAAAATCTAATCACCCATCACCCGCTACTATTCATTCAATGAATTGGGAGGGAGATTACTCACCCAAATACTATCAACGTGTCTAAGTACATTCACCCGATTACAATGGAGGCTGCTGTTGATGTAGCCTCTAATCTTCGTGAGGATGATTATAAAGAAGTGTTTGAAGGCCATGGCCATATACCACTTCTACATCTTCCTCTCGCTGCTTTTATAGGAGACACAGTTTGGTTTGAAGTGCCTAACGGCAAGACTGCTGGTATGGCAGGAGTGCAAGAGAATGGAAAAGTCTGGATGTTATGTACACCAGCAATCCATGAATACCCACTTACCTTTGCACGAGAAGCCAAACGATTTATAGAAAGTAGAAAAGAAGAACTCCTTTGGAACATTGTAGATAA